TTCGAACGCTCAAAAGATGAACTGATGTCAGGTCCGTGCAGAAATGCAATAACGGTGTCTTGGTTATTGGGCACGCTTCACCGTCCGACGTTCCCCTGGTGCCCTCGTAGCGGTTTCAACCAATGCCGGCGCAACAGTGCGTCGAACAGCGTTGGTCGGGCACTCGGCAGAAAAAAAGTCAGGGTGAGACGTCACAAACGGATCGTCGGCCGCCCATGGTTCGCCATGCATCACGCGCACGGTGAAGCCAAGGGCAATGTCGGGGACTGCTGCGGTAGCTGTTGCGTAAACAATGGAAGTCATGGCACTCCTAGGCGGTTGGTTATGGCGGGAAGTCGCAAGGGGTGTCCGCCCGCCATGTACGGACACCCCTCACAACAATGTGGTCCCGGAGGATCAGCTGGTCTTGTTAGCCAATCCACGGAACGCGGCCGTCGAGGTGACGTCGAAGCCGTTGCGAGCAACAGCCAACCAACCGCGCTGTCCAGTAGGACGGCCCGTTGTGGTGTCGAACAGGTGCGAGACCGGCTCAATGGTCATGCCTGCGCGCTGCACAAACACGAACTGGCTGAAGTCACCAACGACTGCAAAGGTGCCTGCGGTGGTTCCGGTTGGCTGCTTCGGCGCGTAGTCCGAGCGGAGCACGGTCTTGCCGAACAACTTGGGGATGCCAGGCTGTTGCAGGTCAACGGAGAACGTGCCACCAGGGCCGCCGGTCGAGAACAAACGGATGTTGTCCTCGGTTGCGACGTTCATGATCCACGTTGAGTTGGCACGGAAACGCTCAAGTTGAGCACCGTAGACGTTGGCCACGTCGGCTGCGCTCAAGGCACCTGCGGTCGTGGTTGCAGTCAAGATGCTTGACGTGGCTGCCACAGACGTGAAGATGCCCTTCGGGTTTGGAGCCGAGCCCGAACCGTTGAGCGTGGCGTTGGCGATGAGGTCGGTGTAACCCGCAGCCAAAAGCGCTGCCATTTGCTCGGCAAAGCCTGGGTAGTCCTGCTCAACTTCGATTGAGTAAGGAATGAACCCGGTTGCGCGCTGCACAGGGATGCTTGGCTGAGCAAGCGTCGGTGAGCCGTCGGTGACAGCTGCGGCTTCTGAGCCGTAGCCCCACGACATACCGGCCGAGGTGACACCCTTCCACACGTTGGTGGTGACGGTGACGACGCGGCAAACGTCGAGGATTGGAGCGTTTGCAGCTTGCGAAGTCAAGATGATCGTTGGGTCGATCAGGACTGGCAAACCGTAACCACCAGCGGAACCGGTGCCGTCGGACATGGCACGGAACTCTTCAAGAGCACGACGCTCGTCGGCGTTGATGAGTTCTGGGCGACCCGAGACAGCCTTTTGCCAACCGGTGCGGTAGGAAGGGTTCTCGGTGAGCAAGATGCGACGTGCAACAGAGTCGCCGTCTTGGTCTTCGTTGCTCGAGCGAACGAGAGCGTCGACGTGGCGCAGCTGGCGCTCGGCCAACTTTTTGCCATCGGCTTCGATGACGCGCAGAGCGGCGTCACGAGCCTCGGAACGGCTCAGGCTACGAACGTCGGTTGGAGCAACCTTGTCCTTGGCGATGCTAAATGAAGGCATGCCGTCGATGCGGCGAGTCTCCATGGCGTCGACAGCGGCAACCTTGGCAGCGCGCTCTTCGAGCTTTGCCAAGTCGGCCTTGCGAACTTCGAATTCACCAAGCTTGGCGTCAAGTTCGGCGTCAAGTTCAGGCGTTGCAGAGTCGGACGCAACGAGCGACCGGATCTCAGTTTGGAGTTCTGCGAGCTGTGCTCGCGTCTCGTCAATGTTCATTTCCCCTCCAAGGGGTTCATGGCACCGGCCAGAATGGCCAGAGCGCGACGTTGTGATGTGCTGCGTGGCGTGCGCTGGCCGTCGGCCGATGCGGTTACCTCTTTTTTGGCGGTGCTTGGTGCCTGTGCATTGCGGGCGTCGCCCGGCGTTGCAGCAAGCATCCGTTCGACGACAGTTGCGCCCACTCGTTCCGTCATTCGTGCAACGAATTTCGGGTCGTGGTGCAGCTTGTCGATGAATTCATCCGTAAGCGAACGCACGCCAGCGGTGGCGCCAGGGTTCGCAGGAAAGGTGACTGGTCCGAACTCAAAGACTTTGGCTCGGGTGATGCGACGCTCAGGGAGCATCTCCGGGTTGCTCGAGGTGCGTGCCTCGGGATACGTCCATTGTTCGTCTTGGACTTGAAAACGGAACGATGCACCGAGCACGGAACCGACTTGGCGACCGTCCATGAGTTGTCCTCGAAGCGCCGGCAGCACAAAGTTGCGGTTGTAGTCAGTGTCAAGCAACGGAACTTCGTAGTAGGCGCCTTGTGCGTCGCATTGCAACACTTCAATGGGCCCAAGTGGCTTGTTGCCAATGGCTGGGTCAAAACCGTGGTCGTACAGCACGCGCATGTTCGACTTGTCGGCTTGGATCGTTTCAGCAAACGCCTTTGGGTCGATCATTTCAAGAAAGCGGCCTTCGTAAGCCGAGTCGATTTCGTAGGGCTGGTTGAACATTGAGAAGTGGCCGTACAAAACCGGCGCACCTTCGGCGTTTTCGCGCAGCTCGACGCCACCCATGGTGGCTCGGAGCAGGTTTTCGGTTGGCACAACAGCACGCATTGGTAATGCCGCTGATTCCATTTCAACTTGCGGGTCTTCTTGGCCTTCTTGAGCCATTACGGCTGGTTCGTCAGCGTCGTAAATGCCGCACGCTTCCATGTATTCGTCAATGGTGACGCCAGCGGCCTGCACCAAAGCCAGTGCTTGAGCCACAATTGGGTCAAGCGTGGTCATGTCAATGTCTTGGATCAGCACAAGCGCCTCATCGATAGAGGCGTCAACGGCTTGAATTAACGCGTTGGGGTCCACAGTTATTCTCCTGGGTTCAGTTCAGGCGGTGCCGTAGCCGGCAACGTCGGCTGTGCTTCTGGTGCCGTGCCCGTTGTGTCGGCAATTGGTTGCAGTTGCACCGACAGGAAGCCGGTGTGGGTAAGGCCGGCCCATGAGCCGCTCATGATCGAGTCACGAACTGAATCAGGGTCATAACCAGCCGACACGAGAGCGGTCATCGTCGTGGCGTCTTGTTGGCGAATGGCAGCGGCGTCGTTTTCGTCCGCTTGCAAGAACGGAATGTCTCTTGAGTCGTACCAAAGACGTGTGTTCTTGGGCACTTTGACCACGTTTTCAAGCGCACCACACACCGAACGCCAAAGCGGACGAATCGTGACGTCGGCAAACGCACGTCGAGTTGCAGCAAAGTTGCCTTCGTTGAGGGTCGAGCCTTTTAACCCTTCGGCAATTCCGACAAGGCCGGCAGGAACACCGGCAGCGGCGGCAATGCGGGTCTCGCCTTGACCTTGGACAGCCGCAAATGCCATGTCGGCAAAGTTGGCGCCAATGGCTTTGACGTCGGCTCCTGAGCCAACGTAGAGCGTCTTGAAGGCTTGGTCTGGCGACGTGTGAAACGCCTCCATGCGATCACGGAACTTTTCAATGGACTCAGGGTTGGTTCCGTCTTTGAACGTCACCACCAAGTTCGGTGTAGCCGAGTTGCGCAAGAACGACGTTTTGTAGGTCGTCATGTCTTGGTCGGCTGAGATGTCCGGAAGAATTGCTGACAGCCAAGACAGACCTCGGTACGGTTCTTCCGGGTCAATGATTGGCTTGTAATGGACGATCTCTTCGGGCAGGAAGGTGGCAACCTGTTTGCCCTTTTGGTCGACGTAGGCGTAGGCCACCAAGGTCTTGCCGATCATGGCGCCGGTAACGGTGTCCTCGAGATCGGCCGTAATGATCTTGACGTGCGTTGGGTCAAGTCGGTGCAGCTGCTCGTCACGGTAGAGCCAGTAGGAATTTCCGTAAAACGAAACGTCGGATTCCATGGTGGCCAACAGCATTTGCGTCGTGCCGCCGGGCCATGGGTGCTCGAGCAATCGAAGTGCCGGCTTGCCAAAGAGTTTTCCGGCCGGCGCGTACGTTTGAAACTGGAAAGTCGCTTCAGCAAAAACAGCCATGCGGATGCGCACGCAAGCGGCAACGATTGGGTTGCGCTGGCCTTCAAGGGCTGTGAGTTTGGCAATGCTTGACTGCGGAACGACGTACTGGATGCCGTTAAAACCAAAGTTTTCGTACATGCGCTGGTAATCAGTCCACGAAAGTGAACCGGCTGCCCTGGTCTCAGTTGAAGTCGGCAAAAGCGTTGCGAGTCCCAAAGTCATTCACCTCGTTCGATGGCCACGCCGAAGAGCACGGCTGAAAGGCCGGCAACAATGACGCCAGCGGCCAAGTTGTAGAGGCCGACACCGACGGACAATGCCGACAAGCCAACCGATTGAAGAGCAATTGCGATGTTGCTGCGGGTCATGGCACCCCTTAAAAGTGCAGCCAGACGTCCTCGGTTTGAGGCTTGGCCGCTTGGTCATAGGCAAGAACTGCGGCGATGAGCGGTGAAACGTCAGCGGCTGATGCTCGAGCAAAGACCCATGAGTCACCAGTTGGCTTCTTGTGAACAGCAGCTGCGGCTTCGTCAAGGTCGGGATGAGAACGGACTTTGACTTTGCCGGCGTACAGGTCGTCGTAAAACTTGGTCGACGCCATGGCAACGTCTCGGTGTTTGTACGGAATCACCTTGATGCCGGCCGCAACAATGTCGGAAATGTAAGCAGCGGCTGGGCCGTAGTCATCAATGACCAGGCGCATCTCGCCATGCTGGCGAAGACCCTGCAAACACTCAACAAGCCACGACGTACCGGCTCGGTGTTCAATGAGCTCAATGACGCCATTGGAACCGGCAACGACAACCGATGCCCAAGTGCGCTCCGGGTTGATCTCTACAGCGAACACAAACGGCGCTTCGGGTACATGTCCCGAACTTGAAGCGTCGTTCCATACTTGGACACCAATGAGCCGGTCGTCGGCAATCGTTGGTTGGTTGAGCATGGCTCGTCGAAACTCACCGTCGCTCATGGTCGACCGAGCATGCAGAACAGCCGCATGGTTAATCGTTCGCCCCAAGGCCGGCATGCAAGCGGCCCATGTTTCAGGATCATCCGGGTCATCGTCTTTGTGAGACGACCATTCGAAATACGCAATGCCTGAGCGCGAGTCAGACGACACAGAATTTCGTCCAAGTTCGACTTTACGATTCCAGTAAACCGATGACTCTGTGCCCATTGTTGAGATGATGAGCAACTGCGCGTTTGGCTTGGTCAACATGCCAGGGAGAATTGACTGCTCTCGCATGTCGTCCGTGTCGGCAAACGCTTCGTCGATGACGCCTAGGTCAACGGTCTTTCCGTGGCCAGATTCGTCACCACTGGATTGCACCGAGATTCGTGAGCCGTTCTTCCACAAGATGGACTCGGCGCCAACACCTCGGTAGACGCGTTGCCCAAAGCCTTTCCACAAAGTGGACTGCTCAAGGATCGGGGCTTGATCTTCGATGAGCTTCTCTCGAGCGTCCTTACCGGTCTGTGCCGTGTAAGTCACTCGCTGCCGGCCTGTCCAAAACAAGCAACGCTCGACTTCGAACGAAAGCACCAGGGTGGTTTTGCCGGACTGGCGAGGCACCGAGATGATGACTTCTCGGTAGGCCGGGAAGCCAGTTTCAGGATCGATTTCGCCGGCCACCATGGCCGCTTGTTCTTGCCACGGCATGAGCGGTTGTCCCAGCTGCGCCGAGACGTTGACGATTCGATTGCCGAATGTCTCTCGTTCAGGTGTTCGTGGTGTCGCCCACCGGGGCAGACATAGCCCGGAGGAGTTCTTCGAAAACGTCGGTGCCATTGTCCTCCGTTGCACGCAAGCCTTCCTCGGCCATTCGGTACTCCTTGCGGAGTTGTGCATTCGTCGGATCAGCGTCGACAGCCGCAGCCAAAGTCAGGAAGGCGGTCACCCTGGCGTCGTCTATCTCGGTTAGGCGCTCTTGTTTACGGAGCAAAACAATGAAGGCCGCAGCTGCGCCAAAGTTGGTCAAATGTGGCGCTGGGTGACTTGACGTCGGAGCCGGTTCAGCGACGGAGGGCTTTGCCCTTTGTGCCACTCGGCGAGCCGGGGCCTTCCTTGCCGAAGTTGCTCGTTTTAGCGGCAACTTCGAGAGTGCAGCTGCATCAAGCGGCTGATCGTCAAGATTCGCCGGGTCAACAGCTTCGATCTTGTTGGCTGGCTTTCGTGAAGCCCGCCGTACAGTCTTCCCCCCCGTCACTTCGGTGGGGATTGAGGTTTTCTTCGATCCGCTTTGTTTCGGTTCGGTGGGGAACTGTCCCATTTTTCCTCGCTTTAAAGCCGGTCGGTGGGATTTTTTGTTGAAAAAATAAATCGAC